GATATATAATTGAACGTCAGTAGATACAGATGCGTTTTCCCCACCGTCAAAAAATCCTTCTGCACTATCAAACAATCCCTGTTTACTATCAAAGTTATTGACATAGTTTAAGTTTTGAACAACCAAACTATCTAATTGTAAATTAAATTTAAATTTAGCACCAAAATCAAAATCAGTATTAAAATCATAAGTGCCACTCGCAACAATATTACCACCACCACCGTCAAAGAAACCCTCGGCATCATCAAAATCACCACTTAAATCATCAAAGTTAATTGAAGTATCTAAACGCAAAGTATTATCTACAACAACACAATTTGTTTTACTTCCACTAAAGGCAGTATGTTCAGTAATGGTTTGAATTGTATTTTGTTTTTCGCCAAAGACTTGTTCAGTGACAATAACGCTATCATAGTTAGTAGAACGCACCCCAAATTTATCTACTGCCTTAATCATAAATATACCCCCTTGTTGATAGGGAGTGACAACAGATGTTGCAGGTCTTGCTATTCTTTCTACTAGAACAGTGGTATCAGCATAATTAGTTTTGGTAATATCTGAGGAATATCTAATCTCATAAAATCTTAAATCTAAATTGGTGACAGGATTAAAACTATGGTGAAGTTTATCACCCACTACATCAATCGTATATCCTGTGACATCATCTGGTGGTTCAAAGGCACTGTTTACTTCGTGTTGGCTAGTTGTATAAGCTGATGAAACACCTAAGCTGTTTATGGCTCTTGCTCTAATATCGTAAATTAACCCCTCAATTACAGGATATTTTTCAAAGACTTTATTAGTAGAACGACCAATAGTAATAAAATTAGTATCGCTTTGTGGTTTGATTTGAACTTCATATTCATTAACAAATCTATCGTTTGAATTAACAGTGACTGTTAATTTAGAAACAACACTTCCGTCAAATAGAGATATTAGTTCGTCACTATGGTCAATACTGGGTGCTTCTACTGAGAAGGGATTAGGTAGATTGCTGTCTGGAACAACAGGTTGTTCTATATTTTCTTCCCAAGTGTACCAACTATTTTGATGCTCAATTAAAGATAATTGTACTGTGTAATTTAAATTAATAGATAAACCAACCACTCTAAAAGGTTTCGCTGACATACCTAAAATATCATCAGTGACAGATACAATATCGCCTATGGCTAAATCCATAGCTGAATAATTGGCAGTTAATGTCAAACCTAATTGGTTTCTACTTCTATTTAAAACAACCTTACCAAATTCTAATGCTTGATAGGGGTTGGTAATCATTTGTAAATCTAATTGAAATTCTTGTAAGAAACCTCCATCTTCGGTTTTTAAAGTTTGATGTTCTGCATCTGTTTCTGGATAAACAATAGTATCTACTTCATAATTCTTTTCTGGATTGATGTAGTTAATATTAATACGATTGTATTTTTCGTTTTTCTTTTCACTAGATAATTTAATCCCACCTATGATATTATCTTTGTTTAAATTTAAACTAGCAGTTCCAGATTCTTCTAAAATTAATTTATATTTACCTTGAGTATAAGGTAAAAAACCTCGCATACCTCTTAATAGAAAACGAACATTATCTATAATCTTTTGTTGAGTATCTATGACTGCATTACAATCAAATAAGTTAATATCACTACCACCAGAATATGGTGTCACTTGTGTAATAGCAGTTTGACTAGCATTATAGAAACTTTGTAAATCTATATCGGAAACATTAATTCCTTTTCCATAAATAGTGTTTGTTAAATAATCTAATAAACACCAAGCAGGGTTTGTTGAATAGGCAGGGGATTGAGCAATTAAACTTGCGTTATAACTTACTACTTTTTTACCTTGAACTTTTGCTTGTATCTTTGGAATGCTTGTAAATTTTTCATTATCCCAAGATATACGAAACGCAATATATGCTAATCCAGATAATTTATGTAATGAACCCCAAGATGATAATGTGGTGAGTAATGAAGATGCTGATTGTCCTGCACTACCATAGAATGGTTGGATAGTTATTGTTGTTCCAAATCTATCACCTGTTGATGTGATTTGACTTCCGTCAGCAAATACACCGTCAAATGTGACTACTTCATCATCTATTTTAATTTCAGTAATGGCATTAATTTCACCTTCACTTAAAACAATAGCACCATAGAGATATTCATTGTCTGCTCCAGATGTTTCTAAAAATACCCTTGTACCACCTACTAATCGTTCACCATAAACAATCGGAATATTTGCATTATTAGATTGTTTATTAATTAATGTACCTTTGGATTGTTCTTGTTGAGGTATATCTGGGATTTCTGGAATAGGTATTATCCAACTAATAACATCTTCAACAATCCCACCAATAAAATCAAAAATATCGTCAAAAAATCCCATTATTTTCTACCCCACTTTAAATCAGCAATCGTTAAGGCACTAAATTCAAATCCTTTATCTGTAGGATAAAATCTTTGTTGGCTACCTTCATTTGTTTTACGACCTGCAGTTCTACTAAAATCCCCAAAATGAGAAGTACAGTTTAAAGTTAATATTCCAGACTTTGTATCAATAGAATAATTATTGATATATCCTTTATCATAATTAAATGTGTCTATTAAAGTTTCATCAGTATCTATAAATCCAATATCAACAGTCACTTCATCATTACTAACTACATTATTTAAAACAATAGAAACAAATGCACTATCTACTGCTGATAATTGAATACTAAAATTAGCAACATTGATTTGTGAATTTTCACCTTTTGCTGAAATCTTTAACAGATGTCCACCTGCTGAATAGGTATTAGAATTATGAACTAAATCTTTGTAATGATTAGTAATCCTTTGAGGAGTAGGAAATAGTATTTCTACTAAGGCAATCGGTTTAATACTATTATTGCTTATTTGCGTTAATAGGTCAGAAGATAATCCTCTAGCCATTATAACGCCTCTATGAAATCAACTTCAAATCTATATAAATCTAAATCCCCTGTGTTAAATTGCTGAATATCATTAGTTAGTCTAACTGTAAATTGTACTCCGTCATAAGTAACACTTTCTGTATCTGTTAAAGAACTTCTTAATGGTGGTTCTATTGTGATTGTTGCATCATTAGAACTATCGCCTGTTGCATCTTCTACAACCATATAGACCTTTGAATGACCCCCAAACTTAATAAAGTCCCCTGCCTTTAGTGTGCCTGTTATTCCTGTTATATCAATGGTGGTATCACCTGCTGAATGGCTACCACTAACAGTAACTGTTCCAGACACATCACCTTTGGCATTCTTTAAATCTGGTAAAGCAATTTGGAATGTTTCTTTTTGACTGCGTTGTTTCATTATGAACGCATAGACAGGAGCAAATTCACTTCTGTTCATTGGTGGATATGATGCTGAAAATTTAAATCTTTGTCCGTCAATCTGAACTGCAAACATTTTTCCACTATCAGTCGTAGAAGTAATAGTTGCTTGTTCTGAACTAAATCCGATAGATGCAAATTCTGGTGTTGTTGGATATGTACCTGCCATTAAACTAACGCCTCTTTTCCTTGACTATTTAAAGCATCATTTATCACATTAACAATAACACTTCTACGTTTAACTAATAATTCATCAAATCCTTGAGTATCGTTTGCCATAATATTTACATTAACTGTTGTTGCTCCACCTAGTTTGTTGTTAGGTACAATAGTTCCTGCTGTATCTGGTACAAAAAGTTCTGGTCCTGCCTCACCAACAATAGAAGGTTGACCAACTGGAGGTCTGCCACCTTTTTCAAATCCTTTTATTTTATTAACTAAACCAATACCACCTGCTATTACAGCACCCGCAACAGCAATATTAAATGGTGGTGGTACAGATGCGTATGCTTTTAATCCTGCTTTATAAACTGATATTAAACCTTCTCTAATTGCTTCTAATTTGAATAATTCAGTTGCTTTGGTTAATGCTGATTTAATTGCTTGACCAACCAATGCTTCAACCATTGAACGAATAATATATTCTTTTAATGTTGCAAAACTAAGTTTTCCAGTTAAAACAAAATCAGTTAAAGAATCTTGTAATTTATCAAAAGTTCCTTTTCCAATATTTTCTAATTCTTTGAAAAAATTAAAAGCATCTGTTTCATTTTTTAAACCTCTAAATAAAGCGTCAAGTGCTTTTTCAAAATTATTTACATCTTCTGTTGCTTTATCAAAACCAAGTTCTAATTCTTGAAATGGAATATCATTTAGAGCATCATTAACTTCTTCAATTAAATATCCCAAGTTTTCAAATTCTATTGATGTTGGGTCAAGATTGCCTTGCAATTGTTTTAATTCTCTTTTTAATTGAGATGCTTCGCTTTGTAATTTATCAAAATTAGGGTCTGCACTATCTGCTAATGTTCTTAATTCATTTGAAAGAAGTTCTACCTCTACTGCTAAATCTTCAACGGTTTTTGGTTTTTCAAACATCTTGAAAAATTCATCAAGTTTCCCAGTTGTTTCAGCAATTAAAAATCCTGCACCTGCTAATAATCCAATAAAACTTTTAAAAGATTTTCTATTAAGAGAAATCATAGCAACAGATGCTCTGCCAATACTTACCGCTAATCCTAAAAATGCTTTTGATAATCCGTAAATAGCTACTGTCATTCCTAATTTTTTAAATGTTTCAAAATTCTCATTTACAAATCTAACACCTTCAGCAAGTGTAGTAATTGCTGATGCTAAAGTTTTTCCAACTGCTTCAGCTAAAACTTCTATTTGTTGTTCGTTATCTGCAAAAAATTGGTCTAATGTTTCAAATTCCCCTTTTAATTCATCAAAAAATTCTTGTGATACTTTTTTTTGGAAAGAGAAATATTTATCCCCTATCATTGATAGAGTACCTTCTAAAGTTTGTGCTAAATCTGTTGTAGCAGTTGCAAATTTTCCATCGCCACTAAATAATTCTTCAAATCTTTTTGCTGTTTCTTCTGCTGTTACTATTGCACCTGCTTTAAAACCTAATAAAGCACGAACACCTCTTTCTCTAAAGATGTCAGCAGATGCTATACCACCAGAAAATGACCTTTGAATTTGGGTTGCAGTAGTTTCAAAATCTAATCCTGTAACAGATGCCACATTACCAGTAATCTCTAATATTCTATTTAGGTCATTAGCATCTTTAGAAACGACTGCTAAATTACCAGATGCTCTTGATATCTGTGCTAATGAGAATGGAACTTTAGATGCAAATTTAGTTAAATTGTTAAGTGCAGTAGCACCTTCTTCTACTGAACCAAATAGGAATTTAAAACGTATTTGTAAACTTTCTGCTTGTTTACCAACATCAACAAAAGATTTTAAAACAGCACCTACACCAAGACTGATAAGTGCATTTTTAAGATTAACTACTGATTTTTTAGTTTCCTCTAAATTTCCTTGTACCTGTTTTAATGCTTGTCTTGACCTATCTTTGGCAAGAATATCAATATTTAATCTTTTGGTGGACATTATCTTCTTTTACCTTGCATCTTCTGTTTATTCAATTCTTTTT